AAGATAATTTTGAGTACGATAACCTGAAGTAATTTTGAAAGGTATGTTTGCAATTTCTCGTGCCTTTTCTAATTTTAATAAAAAATCTTTGCACATATTAACACCACTACCTTTGTGGTCAGGCGAAGAAAATTCATCTAACGTAAAGTATTTCATTTTTTAATCTTTTCAATTTCTTGCTTTATATCACTAACTACTTCATTAAACTTATCTTCTAAAGCATCAGGTATACCATCTTTATCTTTATCGGTAAAAAGTCCATAAATAGTTAAAGCCATCATTATGGCAGTTAAAAACATTATTACTGAAATTATAATTATAAAAGTTTCCATATTTATTTATTTAAATGGCTACCATCACAGTAACCTTCTGGGTTATTTGTGCATCCACACTCGCATTTAGGTTTATTTTCCATTTCTATTGTTTTTATCGTCAAAGTCCATTGCTGCCTTAAGGATTATTTTGTCCATCATATTATCTTGATTTTGCAGCATTTCTCTTTGTAAGTTAATTACCATTTCTTCTAATCTATCTTTTGCATCTACAAGCATTTGTATTTGATGGTCTTTTTTTTCTAATGTTGCTTTTAATGCATTTACATCGTCTGGTCTTGTTCCACTTATAGCAGAAATTAAAACAGGTATTGAAGCAGCAATTGATCCAATTAACATTAGCACGATCTCTTTGTTAGATTCTAAAACAGGAAACTGTACAAAAGTTATTATTATTCCAACTATAAACAGAAATACAAAAAGACTTCCTGCATAGCTACGTATCTCTTTTGCTACTCCGTTTTTAGGTAACATCATTGCTTTAGTTTTTTACTAATACCGATAATTGTGTACCCTATCGCCAACAATAAACTAATACTTTGTAAATAGGGATTTGCTTCGCTTACACTAATTCCAAGTGCAAAAATATTAATCACATATAGTTTCAAATCTTCCACAATTAATCAGAATCCCAAGTTTTATTTTCTTCATTCCAAATATAAATCAATCCGTCATCAGGGTAGGGTGTTGGGGGTTGCCAATCAAAATTAGAATCTAATGACCAAGAATTATACGGTTGTGGACAAACAAAAACATCATTTATTTTATCGTAAGTGTAATTAAGTCCTGCATATTGTTTGCGAAAATTATTGTTATATGATGTTTGAATCCAAGTAGCTGAACCAAATAAACTATTTAAAAAATCTACTCCTTTAGATTCTTTTTCAATACCGTTTTCATCAAGTAGAATAGAATTATTAACTACAACTACTTGTTCTACTATATTATTTTCATTTATTTTTGCAAAGTGTGCCATATTTTATGCTGTGTAAGAACCGCTTCCGTTAAATTTTAAAATTGTGTCAGTTCCATCAGTTGTTACGGTTGGACTTCCTGAAGTTGTTCCTGAATAATTAGCAGTTGGCATCCTTAAAACAACAATACCTGAACCACCACTTGAACCTATTCCAGACCAAGATGAACCGCCACCGCCACCGCCAGTATTAGTAGTTCCAGCATCTCCTGCGTCTACACCTGCTGTTCTTCCTCCAGCACCGCCTACGCCACTGCCTCCTTCTGTTTCATTTCCTCCAGAAGAGCCATAGTTACCGCCACCGCCACCTCCTGAATAAAAATTATTTAAAGCATCAATATTAACTTGTAATCCTGCTCCTCCATCTCCATCGGTTGCACCGCTTCCATAATTATTTCCTACTGCACCAGCTCCGCCACCGCCACCTCCTCCAGTTAGACTAGATGAACTTGCACCTTGTCCTCCTGCATAACCTTGACCTGATGGTGATGCTGCACCTCCTGCTCCTATTGAACCTACTGAAGGCTCAAGCCCTGCACTTCCTCCACCTGAACCTCCTGATGAACCAGCTTGACTAGCAGCATAATACCCTCCGCCACCGCCACCAGCAGATACTATTGTAGCAAATGTACTATCTCCTCCGTTTCCACCTTGATTATTACTTGATGCTGCTCCACTTCCACCAACTGTTATTGTATATGTTGTTCCTGTTGATAAAGCAATTTTAGATTCATTAGATGTTCCTCCACCAGAGGATGATCCAAATGAAGTTCTTAATCCACCAGCACCTCCACCACCTGCTCTAAAACTTCCAGCTCCAGCACCTCCACCAGCTACAACTAAAAAATCAACCTCTACTGCTGATGCTGGTCTTGCAATAGATAAAAAACGCCTTCCTAAACTCATATTTTAAAATTTATATATCACTACTATCGGAAACAAACGTTCCTAAAGAATAAAAGAATATTGGGTTAGTAGCTGAATCGTCTACGCACTCAATTTGTAAAATGTTACTACTACTACCGTTATCTTCATAGTCAACTCCTCCTATTTTATTAAATACATTTGTAGAACTACCTTGACCTGCTAGATTTAAAGTTTGGTTACCTTTTAATGGAAAAATAGTAATCATTTGCCCTTTCTTATAATTACTTAAATTTATAGTATAAGCTCCTGTTAAATCACCGCTTAATTTAAAACTTGAGCCTAATTCACAATTAAAAGCTACTGTTCCTGTCAAAGTTGTAATTGAAACTATTTCTTTATATCGGTTTTCTAATTTAGCGTTTGTAACTCCATCATCTAAAAGAGATATTGTTACTTCTCCTGTAGCTGAATCTCGTGCTATTGGTGCTGTTGCTGTTATACTACCTACATCTCCTGCATCGTCTGTATACAGTTCGGTAAAGTTGTCGTTTACCTTATCAAAGGCATCCCTGATAGGATCACCAGTACCATCGTTCGCTGTAGTACCAATATTTATTACTTGTTTAGCCATTTTTTAATATTTTATTTTTGTGTTGCATCTGCTCTATATAATGTTGTATCAGCTAAAAATGCTGTACCAGATATTTGCGTTAAATCTGCTGTTATAGGGAAAGTTGCCCAACAACTTGGTGCTGATATATCAGGTATAAATTCAGTTGTAAAAGCACTATCTGTACCCCAAGCAGAATTGGTTACCATTTCACAATATACTTTTCCCCAATTTATGTTATTAGCCATACTTATATAATTACTTTTTAACGTTTTTGTTATACATTTTTTCTAAATAGTTTTTTAACTTAACTATATTTTGTTGTTTAGGTTTGTATCTTACTTTTATTATAGTACCCATCCAGAAAAATTAGCATCCTTATCAGGATATACGTTATCGTTATTATTAGTGTAGTATTCAGCATATCTTTCTGCTGCATAAAAACTAAAATGTTCTATCATTCTATCGGTATAGTATTGTGCTGTTGTACGTTCTTTTTCAATTAAAAAATCTACTTCTGTTTTAGATACGTTTTCAGCGTTTTCACTACTATGTTTATAAACACCTTTATTAGATACCGTGTATGCAGCAAATGGTAGATACTCAACCATTGCCCAATGTACTAAACAAGGCTTAATATGGTTTTCTACTAACGTTGCGTAATGCCCTGCTAAATTACCAGCTATAATATCTGTACTTATTTTATCATATAGCTTTGTACCTATATAATTTTGTATATGTATGTTTTGGGCAATCTTAACGTATTGTATAAACTTGTCAGTATCTACTCCACCTGATACATTAGTGTATTTTACAATATCTTTACGAGTAACAAATAATGCTTCAGCCATAACTATCGTGGTGTTGTAAAGTTTTTAGGTTTTATAAATCCCCTATTTTTCATATCTCTTGGTCTTTTTGCAACTTTAGCATCATTAGTTTCAGGTTTAAAACCTTCTTTCTTTGCCTTATTTACACTTATTTCTGCATTTGGGTTAGTAGCATCTGGTTTTACACCTTTAGCCATATACGTTTTACGCATCCAAAAATGCCTACACGATCCGCCTCCTTTGTAGAGCCAGATGTCGTAAGTTGCAGCACCACCTTTACCCCAACCAGCGTTAACAGGTTGTTTACTCATTTGCATTATATCTTCTTTACGGTATATTTTTTTAGCTGATACCATTTTTCTGCAAAACTCCCTGCTATTAGCTGAAACTGTTAATGGTGCATATTGATAACGTACTTTAAACTTCATATCATCAGCTTCACCATCTTGTTCGCTTTTGGCATTTGATCTTGCACTACCTGTAGATGCTAAACCTACCATTTTATCTAATGCTTCTTCTTGGTCGTAGTCTACTTTACGTTCATCTACTAAATCCCAATTTTCTAAATCTTCATCTTCACCAAACTCATCAAGCAAATCAAATACTTTATCGTCTGTTTCAGCACTTAAATTACTTTGCTTGTGTTCTTCACAAGGCATATACCATATCTTGCCTTCGTATTCGTGTTCGTGGTAACCTTCACAACCTATGTTTTTAGCACCTTCTATTGCCATTTCTTTTGTTGCGTATGCTAACCTATCATCTATAATAGCAAAGTCTTTATCTACTACTTGGCTTTTTAGGGTTAACTCCTTTTTTATACCTGTTTCTTCTTCACGTGCTTCGTCTGTTATTGCATTATCTGTATCTATAAATGCTAATGGTTGAAGTGTTTTAAAATATAGCTTTAAGCTAATACCGTTAACAGCCAATATATCATCTATACAGTCCGTTATTAAGTCTTGGTAGGGTTTTATAGTAATATTGTCAAAAAGTAGCGCAGCGGTCTTTATTTCGTCTGCATTTGATCCTAAACCATTGTTTTCGGTACGTATACCCAATAATAAAGGTGAGGTTACCCTATGTGCTACTATTAACTTATTACTACATTCATTTGATAAATACTCATAGTGTTGTGGTGCATCGTTTAATGGTATGTCATCAACTGTTGTTTTGCTTTCTGCATTGTTATTAAATGCAATTACTACTTTTTCACCTCTTGCACCTGTAAGTTTTGACATTACATCATTCTTAACCTGCATTTGCTTTTCACGGTCTGGTACACCATTGTTAAAGTTTACAACCTTCGTGCCACTAAAACCATTCTGTACATCGTTAATAAGGTAATCACTTACTTCGCTTTCTAATTCAGCATAAGCTAAACCACCTTGATAATCTACAGGACAATAATAATCGTACCCACTAACATACTTTTTAACTATTTTTATTTCTGGTTCTTTACCGTTACCAAATCCAAATGCTGCTATGCGTTGAGGTTTATCTTTTGGTTTTATCTTTGTCCAATCAGGTGCATAATAATATCCTTCTATCTCGCCATCTTCATTACATTTTTCTGCACGTAGTGTTTGACGTGGAAAATGTTCTGCTTTATATACCCTATCATCTTTGTAAAGCACTTGAAAAGAACCTTCACCTAATAGTTTTAAATCTAATACAACCTTTTTTAAACAAGTGTTGCTTATAATAGAACGCATTGCAGCATACTCGTTAGTTTTAGTGTTGCTATCTAAAGCATCTAACCCTTTACCGTATATCATATTAGATACACCGTTAATTATAGCGTTGTTAGTTGTAGATTCTGTATAAAGTTTTATTAAATAAGAATAGTAATCATTATCCTCTCCATAATTTACCCAATCTTTCTGTTTATCCTCACTTATTTTTGGTCGGTTGTAAGAAGCTAAATTTACTATATGTAAGTTATCCATTATATTGTGATAAATTCGTTTGTAGTGCTATTAGAAGTATACTCACCTTCGTTTATTGTGTAAGCTGGTAAATCTGTTTGGTTTGTACAGTATATTTTATCCATAAATACAACTGAACTACCTGAAAGTATTTTAAGTGTGTAATAAATATCTTGTTTTACAGGAAA